TTTTTGGAAATGAAAATCTTATGAAAGAGTTATTAGAAGAAAATATTGAACTCTCTGAAATAGTTATCTTTCCAGCTGGGGTTGAACTTTCTATTCCTGAAATAAAAGAAGATAAAAAGAGAGGTGTTGCTCCGTGGCTAGTTCAAACTTAGTTAGGAGAGCCTCTCCTACCTTTTTTATAGATAATAAAGATGTAACTGAAGAATTATTAAAACATATAGTTGATGTTGAAATTATAGATAATTTAGAAGGTACATTAGATGAAATTATAATAAAACTTAATAATGAAAATAATAGATTTCTAACAACAAACTGGGCTATTCCAAAGGGAACTCAAATAAAGTTTGGAATAAAAACTCTTAATTGGAATAGTGAGTTTGAAGGAGAAAGCCAAAGTGATGTAGGAATTTTTAATATAGATATAAGACAGTTCAACAGAAAAACAGCAACATTTAAAGGAATATCTGGTCCACTTAATTCAAGGGATGTTAAAAGGTCTAAGATATGGGCTAATATCTCTTTAGAAGCACTTGGAAAAGAGTTTGCTGATAAATATAAGCTAAAGTATTTTTATAAAGTAAAAGACAATATCACTTTAAAAAATATAAAACAGGAGGAAGAGGAAGATTTTTCCTTTTTAAATAAGATTGCCCAGGATGAAGGAGTAAAGTTAAAAATATCTAGTGGAATCCTTATCTTATTTGAGGAAGAAATACTATCAGAAAATACTCCTCTTTTAAGTATTAGCTTGAACAATGTTGAGGAATTTGAAATAAAAGATAAATCTAATGATATTTATGATGCTATTGAAGTTAAATACTTTAATAGTAAAAAACAAAAAGAAGAAAAAGCAATTATAACAAAGCAAGAATTAGAAACTGGACAAAAATCAGATAATTATAAAAAAGTTTATTCTATGAAATCCAGAGCTAAAAGTGGTGATTTAAAAAAATTAGCAAAGAAAACTCTTGAAAATATAAATAAAAGAGAAATAGAAGCTAGTTTAAAAATTATAGGATGTAAAGAGTTATATAGTGGTTGTATTATTTCATTATCTGATGCTGGAGAGTTTTCAGGAAATTATGTTGTAACTAGACTTCAACATAATTTTCCAAAATTCATTACATCTATTGAAATGTACAAAATTAAAAAAGATATGAAAGAGGAGAAAGAAAAATGATTTCAGCATTAAAAGGAGCAGTAGGAATTATTCAAAGTATCAATACAGTTGACTATACTGTTACTGTACAACTTCCTGAATATAATAATCAAATTACAGAAGGACTCCAAATTCTATCTCCAGTAACATTAGGAAATAAAATAACTTCTATCCCAAAGGTTAATACTCCAGTATTTTGTATATTTCTAGGAGATGATACTGAAAGAGGGTTTATAATAGGAAGTTATTTTTCTGATAAAAATATGAGTAATTCTCAAGAAGATGAATACAAAATAGATTATCAGGGTTCAAGCTTAACTATAAAGGAAGATGGAAATATTGAGTTAAAGGGAACTTTAACAAAAATAGATAGTGAAGTAATTATAACTGGAGATACTACAATAGAAAAAAATATGACAGTAACTCAAAATGTAACAATTAGTGGTGGAATGTCAGCTAAAAAAGGTTTTGAAACTGAAAAAGCTACATTAAAAAATGGGAAATTAGATGTTCAATCTATTGAATATAAGGAGATGAGTAAGAAATGAATGTACTAAGTAGATTAACAAAAGATTTCTTAAATAATTTTACTAACTTAAATTTCTCAAGTAATTTAGGAAGTTATGGAGACATTGTTTTTCAAGTAAGTCGTGAAAATGTTTTAACTCCTGAAGGGATTGATTTAACGATATCATCAAAAATTGAAGAACATGATAATCTTGGAGAAGCTCCTTATACAGAATTTATTCATAGAAATTTAAGATCTATTTCTTTAAATATAAAGTTAGTTTATACATTAACAGATATAAATGATGCTTTATTAAAATTAGAAAAGATATGTGAAAATGGTGAATATTATCCACTTATTTTAGGAAATAAACCTTTGTCAAAATATGGATTTATTTTAATAGATTTTAAACAAGGAATAAAAAGTACAAATTCAAATGGAGAGCTAGAAGTTGTAAATTGTTCTTTAACCTTAAAAGAATATATTCCAAAGTTAGATAGACTTTTATTACCTACAACAAATAACTTAACAACAGAAAATAAAGAAAATACTAGAAACAACAATAATAATAGAAATAATCAAAAGAATACTAAAAAAAATAAAAAGGTCTTAAAGAAAAAATCTAAGACTAATGTTTATTCAAAAAATAAAGATGAGAAAAAATGGCTACGTGGATTAGTTGAAGATGATTTAAGAGGATATTAATAGGAGGGTATATGATAGTTTCAAATAATGTTGTTCCTAAGCATCCCAAATTAATGGAATTATACGTTCTATTAAATACGAAAAGAGGAACAGTACCACTCCATAGAGATTTAGGGATAGATAATAGAATGATAGATAGACCAATTACAGTTATAAAAAATAATATATTCAATGAATTGCAAATGCAAATAAACAAATATATTAAAGGTCTTACATTAAATAATGTTAATTGCAAAGCAACTGAAAATGGTCTTGAAATTGAATGCGAGGTTGAAATAGATGAAAGAATTTAATTTAATTGACTCTAATCCTGAATCAATATTAGCTGATGCTTTGAGATTCCATGAAGAAATTGCTGGAGAAAGATTAGAGTTATGCACAAAAGAAGCATATTTATACTCAACAGTTGCAGCATTGTTGGCAAATATAAAAGCTAATATGAATGATGTAGCAAAGCAAAACTTCTTGAAATATTCAAGAGAAGAAAGACTAGATTTAAAAGGAAATTTCTATGGTGAAAGAGGTACTAGATTAAAAGCCAATAAAGCAAGGACTACAATTAGATGTTATATATCATCAATTGTAGCAAAAGATGTAATTATAGCTAAAGGGACAAGATTTCTCTATAAGAATTATATGTTTTATACAGAGCAAGAATATAAAATAAAACAAGGAGATACTTATGTTGATGTTATAGCTGTAGCTGAAATTCCTGGAGAACTAGGAAAAATACTAGCTGGAGATATTAAAGAAATAGTTGATAGATATGAGTATATAAAAGAAATAACTAATATAACTGATGTAACAGGTGGTAGAGAAGAAGAAAATGATGATGAATATAGAAAAAGATTAGAGCTTATTCCAGAATCTTTTACAACAGGTGGTTCAGAAGGTTCATATGAATACTGGGTTAAGAAATCATCAAACCTTGTAACAGATGTATTTATAAATAGTCCTAAACCTAATTATATTGATATTTATGTTGTAAATGGATTAGAACATATTTCATTAGAAGAAAAACAAAAAATAAAAAATTATATAATTGAAAATAAAAATATAAAAGTTTTAAATGACCAGTTGGAAATAAAAGATCCAATTTTTCATAATTATAATATTGATTTAGATTATTGGGTTTATGATAATTCGTTAGTGTCGAAATCAGAAATAGAAAAAGAACTAAGAAGCTCATTAGAACAATATACTAAATCTTTTAAAATGGGAGAAAGTATAAATTTACAAGATATTATAGATATTTCTAAGAATGTAGAGGGAATAAGAAGGGTTGAAATTAAATCGCCTCAAACTTATACAGGTCAAAAGTTTCACTTAGCAAAATGTGGAACTATAACAATTTCATATAAAGGAGCTGAATCAAGATGAAAGAGCAAAATTTTATATATGATGTTACAAATATAAGAGATCTTGCTCCTGACATTTTGAAAAATGATAAAAAATATAAAATAGTTTTAACTGTAATAGATGCACTTATATCTAAGCATATTGTTGCAAATATAACATATCTAGAGTTTCTTGAAAGAATAGATACAATGGAAGAAAAAGAGATTGACCTTGTTGCAAAAGAATTAAGTGTTGATTTCTATGACTTCTCTATGTATATAGAAGAAAAAAGAAAAGCTTGTAAATTATCTTTTCAAATCCATTCAATAAAGGGAACAAATAAAGCTATTCAAGATGTCTTAAACATTTTTTATGAAAAAGCTAATATATTAGAATTTCCTGAGTTTAATGGAGAGAATGGAACATTCAAAATAGAAATTATTGGAACAACAAAAAGTAATTTAAATATTATGATAGATAGGGTTGAAAAAACTAAAAAGAAATCACAACATTTAACAGGAATTACTTTTAAAAATAACTCTGTATCTCCTTTATATATGGCAACACATATGAGATATGGAACAAAAGTAATACTATACCCACAACCAAGTTACTTCTATCTTAATAATCTAAATTTGGTAAATAAAAACGGAAAATATACTTTAGAAAAAAGAGGTGAAAGAAATGGCTGATTTTAATAGTCACATCATTACAAATGCTGGAAGAAACCTTTTAGCAAGAGCATTAGCTGGGGAAGGTAAAGTTATATTTACTAAAGCAGCATTTGGAGATCAAAAACATTCAGGAAACTTAAGAGAAGTTACTGAATTAAAAAATAAAAAATTAGATTTAAATGTAATGAATATAAGAAATGATAATGGTACTGCTGTCTTAACAGTACAGATATCAAATGAAAATGTAGAACAATCTTTTCAAACAGAAGAATTTGGGGTATATGCAAAAATTGAAGGAGATATAACAGAAATCCTTTATTCATATACAACAGCTGTATCTGCTGATACTTTTCCAAACAACAGATTAGGAAAAACATATGAATCTATTCAAGATATCTATATGGCTATTTCAAGTGATATAGAAGCTGAAATATATGTAAGAGATGGTGTTATTTATTTAACAAGAGATATTGCTAACCAAGTTTATACAGAAACAGGATTAACAGCTGTTGGTACTTTGAAAGGAAGAAATAACTTAGAAGCAGATAAACAATACCTAGCAGATAATGGACATTGGTATAAAAATATTGGTGGAAATAGAACTTGGGAAGCAACATCAGGAACTCCTGATGAACAATTAATTCCAATAACTTGGAAATACTTATATGAAAGTCTTAATAATAAAGAAAATCAATTAATACAAAATCTTAATGGAATTTTAGGACAAAATAATGGAGAGTTTCCTGTTGAACAGGCAGTGGTAGGAAATATATATTATTTTCCAAGAAATCAAAAATATTACTATTGTTTAAAAAGCCAAACTAGTAGAGTGAGTGTTCCAAATGCAGACTTTGAAGAATTGTCTATTTATCAAAATCGTAAGAAATTGGAAAATCTATTAAAATTTAGAGATATAACTCTAACTAAAGACTTAGATAGAGATTTATTTTGTAGATATAGCGGAAAAATCCCAACTGATATATCGCAATCTAAGATAATTTGTGTAATTCTAGAAGAGGGGTCAGGAGCTCCTGGTGGGTACTCTATCTATGGAAATACTGTAGCTGCTTTTTATTACAATTATCAAATTTCTAATACAAGAAAGGCTAAAATTATATATTATTAGCTTATTCTGTAATTAATAATCTAATTAGATTATAACTAGAGTTTAAGTTAGACAAGAATATTGTTCAATATAATATAAATTTCCACCATTATTAATTACTCTTAAAGTTTTATTTTGTGAATTATACTCTAGTTCTATTCCTTGAAATCTAATAATATCACCATTATATTGAACCGAATTCCTGACTAAAAAAGACATTCTGTCTTTTCCATTATTAACACCAGATCCTATTCCAAATGTAAAGTAATCCCATTCTTCAAGAGGAGCTGAGATAGAATTGTTCGGAATTATGGAACCACCATTATAAAGTAACATTTTTGATTTTCTTCTTAGATTTTCCACAGTGGAAAATTTGTTTAATTTTAATCTAATTAAAACATCACAAAACAAAGGCTATAAGTTTTATGTAAAAAACTCTTATACAGGGAATTATATTGATGTTTCTGATACTTTTTCTAGCATAGATTTTTGCTTATTATCTCCAGCCAGAGCAGAACTTACAGATGCAGAAGCTAGATTTATTAACTATCAAGGCTTTGTTAATGGAAAAATACTAATTAATGCCTATTGGTTAAATGGTAATTCATTAGAAAAAAAATATAGTGCTACTCCATCTGATACTTTACTGACTGCTAGTTGTCTTGCATTTGTTTATGGGACTTTAAAATAATTAAACTTTTTTAAAAGCTAAGATTTTAACTATTCCATCACCAGATGCTTGTCCTTCCAGTATTTTAAGTTTTATAGTAGTAGAATTTACAAATGTTGCAAATGCTACACCAACTCTTCCTGGATTAGAATATTGATAGCAATCAAAATATAAATCTAAATGAGTAGTTGAAGTTACTAATATAGAATTTGTTATTTGATTACCTTGACCTGTATAAATTATATAAGAGGAATATTTTGAATCATCTGCTGCTTTTGTTAAGTTTATAGTTAAATCTTTCCAGTTTCCAAAATCATCAGTTTTTTGGTATAGAACATCAAAACTGTTTAAATTTTCCACAGTGGAAAATCTAATTAAAACTGATACCTATGGAGCTCAAAATGGTGGATATTTTGAGTTATTTAATAGAATTATTGTTTATGGAAGCTTTAACTATATTTTTGGAACAAGCTCAATTCAAAATTTTGAAATTAGAGAAAGCATCCGAAACTGGGAAAATGCAAATGTCATTTGTTCCTGGAGAGAAATTAATCTGAATTTGACTAATACAACAGTTTCAGCACTAATGACTTCTCCAACAACACTTTCAATAAAGTCAAATATAGTTTCTAGTGGAAGAGGTACAGTTTCTTACTTAATAATTGCTAGAATTTAAATTTTACTTTAAAAAAGTTGTTAATTGCCCCATAAATGTATTTTTAAGGGTGACTTGATTATCAGTAGAATTAACTATTAAAACATTATTAACCAAGCTAAATTGTCCACTACTTGAATTATTTCCTGTTATAGCTGTTGCTGTATTGTAGCAATCATAAGGTAAGTTGCATTTATATGAAGTTCCATAATTTAATTTTTCAGTACCATATGTATATGCAGCTATAAGAATTAAACTACCATACTGAAATATAGTGAATTTAACACCAGTAGGTGTTGAGTATAGTTCCTGAATTTTAAAAGTTGACAAATTTTCCACTGTGGAAAATTTAATTACAAATGACAGTTACTCATTCAAGATTGGAAATTTGATAATTCAAGGTGGTTATGCTGTTGCAAGAACAGGAAATATATATTTTCCTAGACCCTTTCCAAATAGCTGTATTTCAGTTATTCCTGTGCCTAGTGGGAGTGGAATAACAGAAGTAAACGAGGACTCTCTTGTAATAGATGATAGTCTTTCTAATGAAGATAGAAAAAGTAAATTTAAAGTTTTAGCAAAAAATAAAACTACACAAATAAGAATTAATTACATTGCGATAGGGTACTAATTAATCATAAAAAACTTTAGTTGTAAAAGCATTGAAAGCAGATATATCAGATACTAAATTTCCATTTTTAACAGATATTTTGTGAGGTTGATAGAAATATATATTTTTACTAGACCCTATCATATAAGTTACAAAATATCCATCTAAAGTTAGATTATTTTCTATGTTATGTATTATGCCACTGCTTTCTACTCTAAAGTTTGATTTTACTACCATATATCCATCTACTATTAATTTACTATCATTTAAGTACTTTATAACAATTGTGAAATTTGAAGTTTCTAGTTCTATAACTTTGATTAAATTTTCCATTATTTTAAGAATTGTATAATTAACTTATCAAAAATAGGAGGTTTAATTATGCAATTAATGATTTTAGAAAATCTAAAAAAAGAAAATGTGGAAATTTATTTGGAGTATTTAAATAGTTGTAAAAGTAGTAATTGGGAAACTTGGGAAACAACTTATAAAACATATTGTAATAATTTTAAGTTATTTCTAGTGTGGTTTCAAAAGTCTTATAAAAACAGGCTTTTATTAAGTAAAGACACTTTATTAGAAATGCCTGGCATAATAGAAAATTATAGAAATTATTGTAGGAATTTAGGAAATAGTAAAAGAACTTTAATGAATAAGACCACTGCAATATCAACATTCTATGCCTGGTGTGTTAGAAGAAACAAAATTAAATATCATCCATTTTCAGAGAAATTGGATAGATTAAGATTTACAGAAAGAGATAAGATAAGGAATAGCTATTTTTTAACAACAGAGCAAATACTCACTGTTCGTTTATATATGCAGGTTGAAACTAAAAAATATGATTTACAAGATAGAATTTTATGGGAACTATTCTTAGATAGTGCCTGTAGGATATCAGCAATTCAAAACTTAAAATTAGAGCAATTAGACTTGGAAAATGGATACTTTACAAATGTTAAAGAAAAAGAAGGTTATATAGTAAATGCTTTCTTCTTTCAAAAGTGTAAGGAATTACTTAAATTATGGTTAAAAGAAAGAGAAGAAAAAGGAATTACATCTGAATGGCTATTTATTACAAGGTATAGGAAAGAATATAGACAGATGACACAGGGAGCAATTAGGCAAAGAATAAAAAAGCTAGGGAAGATACTAGGGATAGAAGATTTATATCCACATACATTAAGAAAAACAGCTATAAATCTTATTAATAATTTAGCTGGATTAGGACTTGCTTCTAGTTATGCAAATCATAGCAGTAGTGGAGTTACAAGTAAACATTATATACAAAAAACAAGTGCTACAGAAATAAGAAATACTCTTATAGTAGCAAGGAAAAAATTAGGTATTTTTTAGCAAAAAAGTATGGAGATTTTCAAATTTATTCAGATTTTTATAATTAAAAATGTACTTTTAAGAGTTTTTTATATAAAATTCTTAGATTTTATATTTAAGAAAATCTATAAAAATAAGTTCAAAGTTACAAAATTTATTCTAAATTTCTTTATAAATTTGAAAATCTATTCAAAATTGAAAGGAGAAAATTATGTTCTACATATATACAAAAGAAAAAATAGCAAAAGTAAAATTTACTGTAAATTTAACAGCTAAGGAAGTAAAAGAGTTTATGGGAAATAATTTATTTTTAGATTATCCTGAATTAAACAAAGATGATTATATAGTTGTTGAAAGTAATGAAGTTTTTAAGCATCCAACTTATGATAGTATAACTAATACTATAAGAGAAATGACTAGAAATGAACTTATAGAAGAGGATATAGAAATTTCACTTGCTCCAGGAGAATATATAGAAAATAAAAAATTAAAGTCTATTCCACAACCAAGTATTTACCATACTTGGAATACTGAAACGCATAATTGGGATATAAATATGGAAGATGTTAAAAGAACTTTCAGACACAAGTTCAGAGAAATTCTGTTGGAAAAGATGTTTGGTTCTTATGAGCATAATGGTAAGATTTTCCAAATGAAAGAATATGATGAAATTAATTTTATGCGTGTAAAAATGGCATTAGACATTGCTGGAGAAACAGAAGACTATAGTGTCATTCAACAAGCCTTAGTAACATTGGGAATACCAATAACTGAAGAACTTGAAGAAAAAATAAAAGGTGCAATGATAGTTGGAAAGCTAAAAAATCTTTTAAAAACTTTAACAACTCCTTGGAGATTAAAAGATGATTCTGTTGTAGATATGCCTCTTGGAGAATTAAATTTAATTTATTTTTCTTGGATACTAAGAGTTATAACTGCACAAAACAAATACACTGCTATAACAAAAAAAATATTAAAAGTTAAAACTGTTGAAGAACTAGAAGCTATTAAATGGGAATAAAAAGAAAAGAGGTAAAATATGAAAAAATTCGCACTAGTGATTGGACATAATCCAAGAGGAAAAGGGGCATACAGTAAATATCTAAATTTATCTGAATATGAATACTGGAGAGATGTCTGTGATGAGATAAATAACTTAGATGATAATATTGATATTTATTCAAGAAAAGCTGAACAAAATTACATTCAAGAAATGAAACCTGTTGTTGATGAAATTAATAAGCATAATTATGAATTAGCTTTAGAATTACATTTTAATGCTGCTTCTCCACAAGCAAATGGATGTGAAAGTTTAGTTTATTTTAAGAATGAACAAGCTAAAAAATATGCTGAACTTTTTATGAAAAAATTAAAAACTGAGTATGGAAGCAATATAAGAAAAGAATGGAACAAATTAAAAGAAAAGAAAATAGATAAAAATGGTAAGGAAGTAATGATAGAAAAGACAGTAGAAACAGAGGGGATAATCCTGATTACTGATTCCAAAACGAGAGGAGGTTATGGAATATGCAATACAAATTGTACTTATGTTTTGGTTGAACCCTTCTTCGGAACTAACGAAGAAGCAAGTAAATTTAAAGATGTAAGAAAAATGGCACATTTTATAGTTGATTTTATAAATAGTATTAAAATTTAGGAGGTTTTTAATTATGGATAAAAAATTAATATGGCAAGTTTTAGGATATATATTTTCAGTAGTTACTTATATTGCATTAACATGGAGATATAAAGGAAAGGAAGAAGCAACAACTGAAGTAAGAAATGAGGTAATGAAACAAGAATTAGCTATACAAGGAAAAGGTTTAGGAGAACTTAAAAAGAAAGCAGTTCAAGAATTTGTTTCTAAATTACCACCTCATGTAAGAATTTTTATTAATGAAAATACAATAGAAGCAGTAGTAAAAGAACTACAACCAATTTTTAAAAAATTAAAAGAGGGGAAAGATAATGGAAATGACAAAACTAGTGACACATCCACTTTATGATGGAAAAAGACATGAGTTATTCCAGGATTATATTTATGAAGTTAATGGGTACAGGATTACTGTACCCAAAGGCTTTGTTACAGATTTAGCTTCTGTTCCTCGTTCATTTTGGACTATATTCCCTCCATTTGGAAAATATACTCCAGCTGCTGTTATTCATGATTTTCTTTACAGTGAAGACAATACAACAGGAATAAATAGAACTTTAGCTGATAAAATTTTCCTACATATTATGAGAGAATTGAATGTGGGATTTTTAAAAAGAAAGGCTATGTATAGAGCTGTAAGGCTATTTGGAGAAACTTCCTGGAAAAAGAAAAAAAATAATGAAGGCTATAAAGATAAGGCAGTAATAGATAAAACAGATGAAGCTATATCTTATTATGGTCATTGGAAAAAGATACTTAAATTGTAATTAGGGGTTGGTATAGTGGGGGCATTCATAGTAAAAGTTGGAGCATTTATAGTAAAAATGTGGGCATATTTTATTGCTTTTTTAATTTGGCTTATTGGTGGATTTGATACCTTAGCAAAGGTTTTAATGGGGCTAATGTTAATTGATTATGCATCAGGAGTATATGCTGGATATAAGTTAAAGAATCTAAATTCAAAAAGAGCATATAAAGGAATAGAAAAGAAGTTATGGATTTTAGCTTTATTATGTGGAGCATCTTTAATGCACAGATTAGTTCCAGGTATTGGTTTTAGAAATTTAGTTGGAATATTTTATTGTGCAACTGAATTATTAAGTATTGTAGAAAATGCTGCTAAAGCAGGAGTACCTGTCCCTAAGAAATTAAAAAAAGCATTAGAACAATTGAAAGATGAAGATAGAGAAAAGAAAGAATAAAAGGGCAGTTCAACTCTGTCCTTTTTTTATAAAAAAAAACTTTAAAGGTTCAAAAAAATATCTTGACTTTTTTGAACCTTTAAAGTATAATAGATATATAAGGAGGTGAGGAAATGTCAACTTTGAAGGAGGTATTGGAGATAATCTTTTACATCTTATCTATCATTGTTCTTATCAAGCAATTGAGAAAATAGTGAGAAATAAGATGTAATGAGAGAAAGGAGGTTTGAGAGTGATTTCACTCCTCCAATCTCCCTTACCTTCCTTTAAAAAATTAAAAACTAGGAGGGATACAATGGAAGTATTAAGAGCTATAAATGATATATTACAACCTATAACATTAATACTTGTGATAATAGTATTAATCAAATTAAATAAAAAGAAATAAGCCCTTTTAGTTATATAACTAAAAAGGCTTGAAAATGTCAACTTTGAATTTGTAATTTATTATAACATTTATATCAATTAAAATCAAGGAGGAAAAATGAAAGGTATAAAAAAGATGGGAAGACCTCCTGCAAAAGACCCTATTAGCTATAGTATAAAAATAGGGTTAAATAAAGACTTGTATGATAAAGTTATTGAATATAGTAATAAAAATGGCGATTCAATAGCAGAAATAGTGAGAGAGGCTTTGAAAATATTTTTTAAAAAATAAGGAGTTGCTAAATATGAAATATAGATTTCAAAAATTTAGTTTAGAAGATTTAGAAAAAGAAATCCCAGCTATTTTAAAAAGCAAAAAGGATAATTTAGGAAATTATAAAGGAGAACATTATATTTATTGGATAAGAGGCAATACACATTACTATGTTAAATTCGCTTTAAATAATAATGAAGAAGAAATAGAAGAAGCAAACTTATTTAAAAAAGAAGATATAAAATATTGGAATAAATTTTTTCTTGAAACATTAGGGAAAAAATGGGATAAAAGTAAATATTATATTGGCTTTATAGATAGTTTAAGAACAAAAAAAATAAAAAATGGTGAAGAAATTAAAAGTATTAAATATATTGAAAGAGGATATTTTATAACAGATGAAGATATACAAAATTTAAAAAATTATTCTTTAATTTAAAAAATAAAGATTAAAAAAAAGCTAGTATATTTCAATTAGTTCTAAAAAATAAAATTTTAGGGAGGAATAAAATGGAAAAATTAGAAGTTAAATTAGTAAATAACTTTATAATTGATGTGGCAAATTTTGTGAAATATAAAGATAAAGAAGAAAGTGGTTATAAAAAACATCCAATGAAAGATTTTGATTGGGATTTTATAGATGATAGTCAAATTTTTGATAATGAAGTTTTTAGATATATAAGAAGTTTTAACTTTGAAATGAAATTATTGAAAGAAAGATTATTAAATGAAGAAAAAACTAGAAATGAAAAAACTGAACATTGGTATCATGTAAGTGATATTTGTATAAAGTATTTGATAGAAATATATAAAATAATGAAAAAAACAGAAAATTTCAATATTTTTCACGGATTTAAAGATATAGTAGAAGATTGTTATCAAACTATTTTAAAAGATTTATATGATTACAAAAAAGATGACAATACTTTATATATAAATAATGTTGAAATTTTGGAATTTTTAGATGATATTTCTTCTGAAAATATGCCAGAAAACTTGAAAGAAATAGCAGAAGATTTTGGAAGAGAATTAGATACAAACAATAAACAATCCTTGAAAGAAATAGCAGACATAATTCGTGAAGATGATGAAAATTTTAGAATAGGGTTACACTGGGAAAATCTCTCAGAAGCAAGAAAATTAGCTTTTGAAATATAAAAAGTGCTTTACTATAAAAAAATGAACTTTAAACATAAAATGTACTCTAAAAAGAGAATAAAATTTTATGGAGGTAAAAAATGGAATTAAAAGAATTTAGTAAAGCAGTAGGAACAGTATTAGGGTATTATAAAGAAAGAGTTAAGAACTTAAAAGGTATTACAGATATAGATAATGCCCTAAAAGAAATAGGAAGAACTAAAGAAGTAAAAAGAGCAAGAGAATTAGTTTATAATATCAGTATGTCAAATAGTAATATAGAACTTGAAGATAGGATAAGAAGAAATATAAGTGATATAATGTTATTTGAAGATAAAGAAGCATTGGATGCGAATTTAATGCTAGGATATTATTATAAGGAACAAGCATAGAAGCAGGATCTTATTCCTGCTTTTTTATAATTGAAAAATAAAAAAAGATATAAAAATATCTTGCCTTTTTCTAAATATATAAAGTATAATAAACATATAATAGTTAAAGTTAGTAACTTAAGATATTAGCGTGAGTGAAAGAAGGATAAAAAAGATTTTTTTGAAAAATTTATAATAAACAAAAGATGACGATAGCTACAAAAAAAGATTAAAAAATTAAAAATTATCAAAAAATATATAATATAATACAGTTCAAATCCCTCTCTCACCGCCATATAATTAATAGTAGTTAGGTTAATATTACCTAGCTTTTTTTATTTATGAATTATGCCAGAACACTCGCGACTCTAGTACTCGTAGGGTGTTAGTCGTGAGATGAATGGCATATTTTTTGTT